TGTACTTATCTTGAATTAATATAGTGGGTTACGCACTGAAAAGATTGATTACTTCTTTCTTCCAATCATCGGAATACTCGCAATCTCTATAACCATCGAACCACGGACCACCTTCTGTGTAGTGCAGTATCTTAGGCTTACCGTCTTTGGGTTCTTTGTACCAACCTACTAGCCAATTGTATTCGTGAGGTAGAGACCCAATGTCTTCGTCATCTAGCCAACTAAATCTATGTAGGAATTTTGGTGTTTCTTTGTTTAGTAGTTCGGGAGTTAATATTTTATTCTTAGGATGTCCGCAATTCCACAGTACCATACTGCTCCAATTTTTTCTTGGATATGCTGTTTGTACCTGTCCATCCATTTTGATAGATCCTTCTTCGGGTGTGTAATCGTGTTGCACACAAACAACTGCTTTAGAATCATCGCAGTATTGTTCAAGTTCTTTTGCTGGAATTTTCCAAAGGAAATCACAATCACAAAATACAGCCCAACCTTTGTAGTCATTAAGATAAGGAACAAAGAATCTAGAAAATGTAAATTCTGTTGTGGCTAATTTGTCTATTTCTCTAGTATACATACCTTGCTCTCGCATCTGATTTTGTTTTAATGGTATAACTTCAGCTGATGAATCTCTACGTTTGATAGAGTGCTCACATACCTGATATGATATATCTTCTCGCGAATCCCAACCTACGTATACTTTCATTTTACCAAAATCTCATGTATTTGTTCCCAATTATTTACACGGATAACATCTGGGTGATTAAAATCTCTATTGTATGGATGGTCAATTAATATAGGCTTTAAACCGTAAGAGAGCCCTGCTAGTGCGTTCTTAGGCTTGTCCTCGACCCAATACAGCCCGGTGTCATGGAAGTCTGCTAATGCTCCGTCTTTGTCTGCTCCTGTGCCTAGTATGTGGTAATTGGTAAACACTTGTTCTCCGAATAGTTCTCCTAATCTTTTTTTACGTAACTCTTGTGCTGGCACATCTGATGTTTGTGATGTGATTGGTACAAAGGTCCACCCCTCTGCATGTAGTAACTTTACCCAAGTCTGTGATTCTAACATAGGGCGTTGTGTTCCCATCCATGCACTTCTATTAAATTCTCTGATTTCTTGTCTAATGGTATCTTTACTAACACCAAATCTATTGGCCATTTCGTAGTCGTCTTCCGATGTGTCCACTGACTTGTATGGATAAAATCTATTTCCATTTTTGTCAAAGTATGATCGTAGTTGCATCCACTTGGTAAAATGGTGTTCCCATTCTAACAGTACTCCGTCTACGTCTGTAAGTATTATTCTATTATGAGATATCGGCATCTTCCATTCCTGCTACTCTCAATTTAACAATGTTTGTTATCTGCCATTGTTTTTGATCTAACCCTTTGGTGATGCCTAACCATTGATTACGTATTAATGCAAAGTCGTTAATTATTTTACTCATGTCAACAACGTCAGCTTCACCGTCAACATACTTCTCTGCGTCTCTACTGCTTAATAATTTATTATAGTTTTCTAGGAATTTCCTAAAAGTTTTAGATCGTAATCTTCTTAATTCTATGTTTAGGTATTCTAGTATTGCTTCAAGTTGTTGTAGTTGACTAAATCTTTCTTCAACTATGCCAGGTAACGATGCACTAGCTCTTTCCAAGTTACCGTATATCTTACACTGCTTTCTTGCTTCTAGTAGTTCAGCATCAAAGTATGCTACACAGTCAGGTATCTTAGATAAATTTCTGCTAACTTCATTATACCAGTTTATCATTCATCCTCGCCGTAACCCACGTCATCAGATTCTTCTTCCTCGAACACAGTGTTGACAGCTTCCTCAAGTTTTGGATCAAGCTCTGCAGATCCTTTGAGTACGTCATGATCTACTCCAATGTCTTCCAAACTTTTAATGAAATCTATTGCCATGTCTAATCTTTGTCTCTCGGGTACGTAATGGATGATAGAATTCCACAATCTTTCAATATCAGCGTGATCAAAATCTATCATATACTATTCCTTTTCTTCCTTAATTGGTTCTACTTTTTTAGTTTTTGCTTTTGGCTTTACTTCTACTTCAATAGGAGCGTCTGTATCTTCTTTATCAGCAAAATCTGTGGATTCTTTAAAGTCTGCCATTAGCATATCTAATTTATCACCGATCCATTGTTTTCTAAAGTCGATATGTTCTTTACCTGCTTTGTCAATGTATTTTAGCCTGTTTCCAGTCTGTACAAGTATACCTTTCTTTTCAAATAGGTCCACTAGTCCACTGTACGGGTTCATTCCTGTTTCATATGGAATCTTAACCTGTACACCTTCAAACGGTTTAGCATATCTTGTTTTCATAACTTTACAAGCCGCTCTAATACCTCTTACGTCTGTAACTTTGTTACCATCAAGATCTTCTTTTAATTTAAGTTTTTTCATTGCAATAACTATTGAACTTGCATAGATAAATCCCTGTCCACCTGATATCTTATCATCTGGGTCAAACATATCCTGTGATGCGTAAGTGTGATTTGTTGCTACAAGGCCTACGTTCCATGAACCGAACATGTTAACACAGTTTCTCACAAGTGCAGTTAATGCCTTAGGTTTTCTACCTAGGTCACCTTTCATATCACCCGCTTCAAACTGATTAACGTCAGTTGGTGTAAGCATCATGCCTAAACTGTCTATAACAAATAGTACTTTAGGTGCACCTTCTTTATCATCTGCGTGTGCTTCTTTGTAACCTTTCATAAACTCTGAAATAGTTTTAGCTACATCATCGATCATTGATATACTTAATTTTAGAAGTTTCTCTTCCGATGTGTCTACTTTCAATGCCTGCAACCATTTCTCATCCAATGCGTTCTCTGTGTCAACAAGTATAACAAATATACCTTGCTCCTGTGCATTCTTAATAATGTTTCCTGCGGCTATGTATGATTTACCTGCTCCGGATTCTCCTGCAAATACCGTAACTTTGCCTAGCGGAATTCCTTTGTTGAAATCGCCTGTCATTAAATAATTTAATGCATAATTTCCTGTGCTGATCCAATCAGTAGGATCACTAAACCCTATGCCTAAACCTTGGATTGATTTTGTAATACTCTTTCTAAACTTTGTTGCGTCAAATACTTTCGTCATAATTTTATCCTTTGTATATCCTATAATAGCATATCAAGGCCCTAACGTCAACATCAGGGCCTTGGTAAAATGTCAGATTATTTTGCTTGTCTTGATCTTATTAGTTTCAAGATGTCCTCTGCTCTTTTGGCACTATCACCTGCAGGAGCCGCCGTAGCCGCCGCTGTTGGTTGTGCTGGTACAGATTCTGTAACAGGTGCAGTTGCAGTTACTGGTGCACTTACTGGTGCCGCTTCAGTTACTGGTGCCGCCGCTACTGGACTTGCTGTTGGAACTGATACTTGGGGTTTAGGTTGGTAAGCCATTCCCGCTGGTCTAAAGTATTGTCCATACTGCTCAAGATCGTAAGCTTCACCTTCGACAGATTTTGCAAATAATTCTGCAATTATTTTAACTTCTGCTTCAGTTGGCTCTTTTGGTCTATAGTCACTTAGGTTGTGTAACCCATGTGTTTCGATTGCGGCTCTCTCTGCCTCATCTAATGCACGTTCTCTTCTTGACCATTTTGATGTTGAGTAATCAGCATAACCACCTTTGGTAGTTTTGTTAATTCTAAAATCAACACCTTTAACCAAATCAGTAGGCATTTCTTCCATCTCTGGATCCATCAATGCACTTCTAATGATGTTAAAGATCTGAGGTCCAATTATAAATCTTCTGACTGGATTCTCAGGTGTTGAGTCCTCTGCTAGTGGATTTGTTGTAACAAAACCTTGGAAAATATAACTTTTCTTTTTCCAATATTTTCTGCCCATGTCTTCCATGCTCTTATCTTTGAACCATGGTCTAACTTCCGTTAGTACTGGACAAGTCTTGCCGTACATCTCCATACAAGGTACTTGTACTTGCACTGGTCTAGAATCAGTTTGACCTTTAATACCTGCAAAAGGTAATTTGATCATGTTTCTTTCAGTCCAGAAGAAAGTATTGTTTGTGTCCTTATCTGGTAAGAACCTAACAACTGCTTCTGAGCCTTCTGCTATATTCCAGTGTGGGTAGATGGCGTTGTCTCCGCCTGTTTGTGAAGTTGAGCGATTAACTTCTTGAGATTTTAACTTCGCTCTTATTTCAGCTAATGATGCCATAATGTAAGCCTCCTTATTGTGCCTATGTTTGTTTTAGTTTGCCTTAGTTTGCCTAAATGTATATTAGACATATAGTACATAATATACACTGATATTTATCAGTTGTCTACTACTATTATTGGTAATATGGAAGTTTTATTATTGGATATTAGCTAGTTGCTTAATTCTATCTAATTCTGTGTTGATCTTTTCAGCATCAACTTGGTCTTTTGCTATTTCTTGTTCTTTATCTTCTGCTTCATCTTCTGGATCTCTAACGACCATGTCTGGAGCATTGTCTTCTGTGTTAAACTTTTCAATTGCTGTTTCGATTGCAGTAGCTTTATCTCCGCCATCTTTTAAATGCTGTTCGATAAAAGGTTTAAGATCTTCAAAAGTAAATTCTTCGTTAGTCTTGTCTGCATATCTAGTATCACCTGATTTCATTTTTTGGTATGCTAGTGTGTTTGCTTTTTGATCTGCTTTCGTTACGTTCATTTTTTCTTCTTTGTCTTTGTCTTGAGTTTTGAACATACCTTTGTTAGTTAAATCTGTTGGCTTCACGTATTCGTTTGTAACGTCATCAGCCCATGATTCAAATGCTGTTTCTTCTTTTGCTTTGCCTTTGTTATCGTAATCTTGGCCTTTAATGTTTTTAAATTTGTTTATGTCTTGCGGGTCTTTTCTCACTTCGTCTGCGTATGACGGATCAGCTTTCATTTTTTTGTAGTCATCTAAATATCTTTTTGCTAACTGTACTGCAATTTTTTTATTGCTGTTATAGTCTGGACCTGGCTTAAACATAGCAGAACCTTCTTGCTCTATTCCGTCTGCTACTCTAGAAGCAAAGTTTGCCACTCTGTCTTCTTCACCTTTTGGTGTTGAAATTAATCTTGATGCTATATCAGAAAGTATTGAACCTAGCATAGTATTTTTGTCTTTGAATTTTGTTACAGATAACATTTTATCAGCTGTATCATCTTTTCTTAAAATTAATTTTTTCTCTGGATCTGTCAAATAACCTTGTACAACTGCACCGTGGTCTACATCTGGTTGTACTGGTGCATCAATTGGCTCATCACCTGGATCTAATTCGTTAACTTGTGCTTCTTCTTTAGGTGCTTCTAGTTCGCTCATGATTCTGTTGATAAGTGGTAGTGCATCTTCAACTCTGCTATCTAAGTTTTTCATTGTGAATTTCTCTCTCATTTTGTTTACAGTTTCATCGTCTAATACTTGTTCGTCGCTAGTTTTAAAATCTTTACTTGCTGATTCGTAATGAGATTGTTTAGCTATGTTTCTCATGTAGCCTCTTAGGTTTTCTAATTTCATTTTAGTTTGCTCAATAATATCACCAGCGTTATCGTTCAATTGATCTTTGTTAGTAACGTATCTTGAGAATGAATTTAATTTTGCTATGTCTTCTGAAGTTGCAACAATGTGTTGTCCAAATTCATCATGTGGTCTTCCGCCATTTGACACGTGTCTCTGCATAGCTCTTGCACCTGCTAGGTGTGTCATTGGATATTTGAATCTTTCACCATCTTCGTTTTCAATGTATAATGATTGTATCTGTCTTGATCTTGCACCTGGCACAGTTTCGTCAACTTTGCCTTTGTGTCTAATTATTAATCTTGTTTTTTCTAGGTTCTCAAATGAGCTTTTAGAAGTACCCGAAAGTCCTTCTGCAACTGGCGCCTTATCGACACCTGCTAATTTTGTAATTATTTTTAGTTCTTCTGACATCTCATCGTTATTTACCGTTTGATTAGTGTCTGCGATATTCTTGTAATCCTGTTTTGTTAGGTTACTTTTAGTAATATCACGTACATCGAAGCTTAATTGGTGCTCTACTGCAAAGTCTTTAAGCTCTTTAAGGAATGCATACCATTCGTCTTTGCTGTCTTCGTCAATTTTGTCCACTAAATTACGGTTATAAAATACTTTCATGGTACCGTCTTCTGCTATTGATACACTAACTGACCCAAATGTGTCTGCGTCTTCTCTAAACTCAAATTCAAAAAATACAGCACTGCTTGGATCTGCTGTTGCGGCACCGCTTTCGTCGCCTAGTCTAATATTAGTGAACTGCGATCTAATTTTATTGAATAAATCTTCTGAGTTTTTTGGGTTCATATAGTGTTATTTATACGTCTTTTTGTTGAACTGCACACATGACTAAAGTTGTTTTTACCACCAATACACAGCACTCTATGTAGCACACAGGCACCAGTTATTAGTTGAATGAACCAAAGATTGGCATTGGTGTTAGCTCTGATGTTCTGTCTGTCCATTTTTCAAATATTTTAGGATCAAAATCTGCAAGTACTTTTATCATACGTGTCATTAATAAACAAGAACTAACAAGGTCGTCGTGCTGTCCAGGTTTAGCTTTGAAGCTTAATCCACTTGCAACAAAGTCCTTTAATTCTGATATTAATAATTGTGAACTAATTTTCATTTTTCCGCCTTCTACTAATTCTTTGAATTTAGTACAAGCATCTATTTTGTGTTTTGCTGTTGTGTTAAATCCTCTTCTAAATTTTCTTCTATGTCCTTTTCTTATAGGTTCGGATAAGAACATACCTTGTATATTTTCTTCACCTATATCCATAACTCTTAATAGAGCCGCTTCACCTATAGAGTTGTTTTCCATACTGTAAAATATTTGTGGGGTAGCACTAGCATCTTGTTCCATCATTGAATCATATAGATGTTTAGTAATACCTTGTAAAATTCTAACTTGTTGATTCATGGGTGTTGTATTATGATGCCATTCTCCTACTTGATCAAATGTTGGCAATTCAAAAACTTGTATTGCGGCATAATCACCACCTGTTCCCATAGCAGGATCTAGTGATACCATATATGTCATTCCTGGCGTAGGCTTTTTAAACCAACGTACTTGTCCGGTTGTTTCTACAGGTGCAGTTGCTTCCATGTCTACTAGGTGTGTACTATTAATCAAAGTCTCATCATAGATTAAGAATTCACATTCGTGTTCCCTTCTAAATCTCTCATCACCTATCCTTGCCTTCTCTGCATCAGCCCATACTTGGTCTCTGTCTGGGTGTTCTGACCAATGTGCTTTCATGGCATAGAAGCCGTTTGTTCCTACTTCTTTGTCGTTGCCATATTCATCAAATCTTTTGTTGGCCTCTTTCCAAATTAATGCAAACTGATCTTCATCTGAGTTAGGTGTGCTTGTTATCATACACTTACCACCAGTTGATAGGGTAGGTGATAGTGATGTCCAAAACTCTTTGGCTTTCTCAGGTGGTTGTACGAATGCAAACTCATCACAATAAACTAGTGTAAGTGACATACCCCGTCCTGTGTTCTCTGTTGTTGTGGTTGCTGATATTTTTGAACCGTTGTCAAATTCTATACTGTTTCTGTTGTACTGTGTTACACCTGCTTTGATCCAACTGGGCAACATCTCATAAGCATAACGCACCCTTGACATGATGTCTGATGCACCTGCGTATTTGTGTGCCGCAATTAGTATCTGTGAATCCGGTCTAAACATAGCATACCAAATAAGGAAGCCTGAAGCACAGGTTGTTTTACCTGTCTGTCTAGGTAGCATAGCTATTGAAAATCTATGATCATTATAACTTGCAATTAGTCTCTCTTGATATGGAAATGGATTAAAAGGTATCGACCCTTTTACTGGGTGCTGTATCTTCATGAAAGTTTTCATAAAGAACAAAGGACCTGCTTTTTCGTCCATACACTGTTCAAGTTGTAACACTTGTTCTTTAGTGTATTTGTGTTTCTTGTTAGCTTTCTTAATTTGATCGCTATCTAGTGATACATACGCCATGGTATAGTATTTAACGCTGTTTAGATGCTTGGAAAAGTATTACTTTGCTTCTTTGTCTTTGATGGCTTTTTTCATTGGTTCTTTTTTATCGCCATCTTTGTCCATATCTAAGAAGTCTGGTTTTGCTTCTGCAACTTTCGCCGCTTTTTGATATGATTCTTTGAAGCCTTCATACTGTGCTCTAAGACTGTTTGCTAAATCTTCTGCTGTAACAGTATCTTCTTTAGCTACTGCCATTGCATTGTCGCCGTCTTGTGCTTTTGAGTACTGGCTTTTCTTTCTGTTCATTCCACCTGAGTGTAAATTTACTAACGTGTCTATGTCTTGTACTTTTACATCTGGTTCGTTGTCGAAAGTTTCTTCTTGTTTTTCTTCTTCAGGAGCAGTCATCATGTCTCTCATTCTGCCCATCTCTTGTGAACCCATTGCATCGTCTTGACCTGCTTTACCGTGTTCACAATCGCAACCGTGATCTGCACAAGATGGTCCACAAGCTTCGTTGTCATCTCCGTGAGTGTGTTCGTGATCATGTTCTGGCTCTGCACCAATCATAGCATCATCAACAGGTTTAACACCTGCTAATTTTAAAATTTGCATCATCATACTTGCTTCTTGTGGAGAATCAGTTGATATTTGTATTGCTTCTTTTACAGTTTCTTTTTTCTCTTCTTTGCCTGCTTTTTTATCTTGGTATGCTTTTAAGCCTGCTGGTACTTTACCTTCTGTTTTTTCTGTTTTCATATCTAGTGTGCTCTCCCCTTCAAAATCGCTGTCTCTTAACGTGTGTTCTTCATCACCAACTTTAAATTTGTCGCCTTTTTTCATGCCTGAAGATTTAGCTTGTTGCACTGCTTGTGCAAACGCATTGCCTTCATCTGTAGGTTGTTCTGAACTCATGTCCATGTCTGGATTTCTTTGACCTGCATCATCGAAATCATCTACTGCCATTTGTGCCGCCATTTCATATTCGTAACTATCTGGGAAAGGCATTGTTTTTGCTTTTTGTGTAAGTGCCGCAACTACTTGTGTTTTTGGTGCTTTTAAGTTGCCGTCTTCATCTTGGAATTCGCCTAGAGCTTCTTGAGCTCCTATGTGTGCATCTGACATTCCGCCTTCATCTGTTTTTAATGCTGGTTCGCTTTGAACTGCATTCTGTACAACAGCTTGTGGATTAGTTGCTTGAACGTTTGCAACTGCATCTGCTACTAACTCTGGTTTAGACTCTGCTATTTCTTTTAATTTTGTTAATACGTCAATCATTTCCATAACTTACTTCCTCTTTGGGTCCGGGTGTTTGTTAGTTGCTTTTGAAAGAGGACTCGGTGTACCTTTTTCTTCTTTGTCTTGTAATTTTTTTTCGTCTTTGTTTTTTGAATCTTCATCCGGCATAGCTGGAACTTGATCTTTATCTTTTTTAGATTTTAACAATTCTCTCATTAAGCTCATGTTGTATTTGTCACCAAAAAATTCTTCTGCTTTAACTTTAGGTGCATCTTTCATTTCAACATCTTGTAATTTGTTTGCATATTCTGACTTTTGACCTATCTGCATGTTTGCTTGATATTCTTCTGTTGGCTCACCTGGCTTTCTAACAACGATCATTGAAGCATTTATGTTCATGTAGTCTGATAGATATTCTTTCATTACATTTGCTGTTACAGGATAGTTTGTTGTAACATCAAAAATAGTAACTGACTCATTGCTTAATGCAGGAAAATCTAAAGGCATAGTCATTATAGGTGTCTTCTTACCAGCTGACATTTTAGCAACTTCAAATTTTGCTAGTGCTGTTTCCATTCTAGATGCAAAGTCATCGCTTATGTCGCCTGCTACCTTAACTTTGTAGTCATATGACTTGCTAGATTCTGATAGATACTGTGTAAAAGTGCTCATATGCAATATTTAGTCTTTTTTAAGTAGTTTCTTCATTAATTCATTACGGTCCGATATAACAAAACCGTCACTTTCTTCTATGGTACCACCGTCTTTGTTACCTTGGTCTAACTTCATTTTTTTAAGCTGTAAATCAACCATTTTTAGCTTTTTATCTATCTTTGAACTCTTGGCATCTATGGCATTTTTAAGGAAATTACTAGCAACTTCAAATATACGTCCTGAATAACGAGAATCGACGTTCATGCCTAGGTCCATTAAATTTTTATAACTCTCTTCTGATTCAACTGCTAGTTTGTCTAGCTCTAAATCTCCTAGTTCTCCTAGTCCTTTTACTTGTGGTAGTGCGGCCGCTATCTTGTCAAACTCTGCATAAGATTTTTTAAGTGCTTCTGCTGTTTTAGGATCGACGTTTTTCATAACCTCACCTGTTTTTTCTTTGTTAGCTTTGGCTTGTTCTTTTTTATCTACCTCTTTGAATGCCTCTTTGACATTTGGTAAATTAAGAATATCTTCTAATTTTTTTGTCATCTGCGTATTTACTTACGTTTGCCGTTGTGAAAAAGGTCATCTTCTGAAACTACCCTGAATTTTATTTTTCTTTGTCTAGCATAAGCAGTAGCGGCCTCCCATTTGGCCATGTTTAACACAACTTGTTTTTTCTTTGCTAGACTTTTTCCAGCACGTTCCATTGTTGTTTGATCAGCAGGTTTAACTTCTACCATCTCTGCATGTTTTTTTCCATTCTTATCATTGTATACTATAAAAAAATCCGGAACGTACACAGTGTACTTGCCTGTGAATGGATGTCTGTACGGAATCTTTATTGATTCACTAGCCCATTGATAGACGTTAGGATGTTCGTCACATAATCTCATGAAAGCATGTTCCCAACTTGATCTGTATGTCGGAGTTTTTAAGCCAACATACTTGTCGCCATTCTTTGGTGAAAATTTTCCTCTTGCAAATTTTGGTAGCATTAATCTAGAATGTTTCTAGATACAAGTTCTTTGGTTGCCAGTGTTTGTCTAACACCTAGTCTACTTGACTTATATCTGTTAGCATTTAATATTATTGTTATTAGTTCTGATAGTTGTACTTCCGAAGCACCAGATAATTTGTTTATTAATTCTTGCGGGTTCATGTTGTCTATCTTTGCTTGGGCCATTATCACATATGCAGTAGATTCTGCAGATGCTCTTTTAAATCCTCGCTTAACAAAAAATGCAATACAGGCATCATAATCAGCTGGATTCATTTCGTAATCTGATTGATAGTTTGTTGTTGTTAACTGTTGTATAGTTTTGTCTAAACTATTGCTTTCTTTTGGTGGTAAGTTTGTATAAAATTCAGCCATTATAATCCTACTTTCTCTATGTTAACTGTTATGTCTTGTGTTTCTCTGCTTATTTTTATGAATCCATTTGTAACTAATTTTCTTATGTCTGTTATTGCTTTAGCTCTGTAAACTCTTTTGATTGCGTCTGATGAATTTGAAAAAGTAATATCACTTTCTGCAACACTTTGTCCTGCTCTCGAACCTATGTCTTTATAATATATGTGACCTGCAATAATGTCTTTTGTTTCTGCATTAGATGTTATTAAGTTATATGATTCGTTAGGAGTAAGCAAATTAACACTGTCAAATGCTGGAGTTGATATAACTGTTGCATTTGTTGTATTATTGTTGTCGGTTAATCCTTTTGCAGTTGCTATTGTTGCCGCCGCTCCAATTATACCAACACCAAATTGTGCTACCGGGCTTGAAATTGTACCTGCTTGTTTGGCAACTTCTAGAACACCTCTTTTCGCAATGCCTTTTAGTTCTTCCTTAGCATCTCTTTTCTTAATTTTTTTAGCATTGTTGTAGGTGTTTGATGCACCTAATATTGCACCTAGTATATTTCCGCTTTGTACATTTTTCATTACAGAACCTATACCGTCGACTACGCCACCTGGACCAAAAATACTGTTGGTTCCGCCACCTAATACTGTCAATGGCGATGGTTCGTGATCATAATTTAAGGTAGCAAATCCAGGCATATCAGTTTTGTTAACTGTACCTGAATCATACAATACTGTTTCATAATAAACCTGCATAACATTAGATAGTGTACCACCACCATCGGCGTTGTCTACAGTGTCATGAGCAAAGGATCCAATAACTGGATTTACTAATTGCATGGATGTAAATCTTTGTTTGTGTAATAAAAAAATTATAATACTTTTTAAGTAAGGTTTGGCTTTCTGTTTTGGTGTATCTAGTCCCCATCTAGAAAATCTATTTCTTGTGTTATTGTCTGTAATATAATCATATGCATTATCTTTTAGATAATTCATCATTGTTACACTGCTCCCAAGGTTAACAGAGTCAGCTATATTATACTCGTAATATTTCTTCCAAAAAGCATTTACAGTGTCAGCATGATCATCATGAAATGTAATGTTGACTGGTTCGTATTGTATACGTGTTGCCACATATGCTTTCTTGTTGTACTGTACCATCTCTTCTAGGTTCATTCCGTATCTAGGCAAGTCACAAGACTTAACCAACATATCTAATTGTGCGTCTTCTTGTGGATTGTATCCGTTAACAAACATTGATTCATCAGTTTGAATCATCACATGAAACATGAACTTCTGTTTCGGCATCAATTTG